TAGTAGTAGACTCCTTGAGAAGCTACTACGACTAAAGCTGGAATGAGCACCCTCAAAGAAGTGCAAGACAACATCACTCTCCACGAACAACAACTCGTGACTGCCAGGCAGAAGCTCAAAGATGCAGAAAGAGCGGTGGAATTGGACCCCGATGATGTTAACAAAAGCACATTACAGAGCAGACGGGCAGCTGTGTCTGCATTGGAGACCAAACTCGGAGAACTTAAGCGGGAACTGGCTGATCTTATTGCAGCTCAGAAATTGGCTTCAAAACCTGTTGATCCAACAGGGATTGAACCTGATGACCATCTAAAGGAAAAGTCATCATTGAGATATGGAAATGTCCTTGATGTAAATTCCATTGACTTAGAAGAGCCAAGTGGGCAAACAGCTGATTGGAAATCCATCGGACTCTACATTCTAAGTTTCGCATTACCGATTATTCTTAAAGCCTTGTACATGTTATCTACTAGGGGCCGTCAAACAATCAAAGAAAACAAGGGAACAAGAATTCGATTCAAGGATGATTCATCTTATGAAGAAGTCAATGGGATACGTAAGCCAAGACATCTGTATGTTTCTATGCCAACTGCCCAGTCTACAATGAAAGCAGATGAGATTACTCCCGGGAGGTTCCGTACAATTGCTTGTGGATTATTCCCAGCCCAAGTCAAAGCAAGGAATATTATCAGTCCTGTCATGGGTGTGATTGGCTTTAGTTTTTTTGTGAAAGATTGGATGGAAAGGATTGATGACTTCCTGGCTGCACGTTGCCCATTTCTGCCTGAGCAGAAAGACCCTAGAGATGCTGCATTGGCAACTAATAGAGCCTATTTTATAACACGTCAATTACAGGTTGATGAGTCAAAGGTTAGTGATATTGAGGACCTGATTGCTGATGCAAGGGCTGAGTCTGCCACTATATTCGCAGATATTGCTACTCCTCATTCAGTTTGGGTCTTTGCATGTGCTCCAGATCGTTGTCCACCTACAGCATTATATGTGGCCGGGATGCCGGAACTGGGTGCATTTTTTGCTATTCTCCAGGATATGAGGAACACCATAATGGCATCCAAATCTGTGGGGACATCTGAAGAGAAATTGAAGAAGAAATCAGCATTCTACCAGTCATACTTAAGACGTACTCAGTCAATGGGAATTCAACTGGACCAGAAGATAATCATCTTATACATGAGCCATTGGGGAAGAGAGGCCGTGAATCACTTCCATCTTGGAGATGATATGGATCCTGAGCTTAGGGAACTTGCCCAGACCCTTGTAGATATCAAGGTCAGGGAAATCTCTAACCAAGAACCACTTAAACTTTAAGTGGGCAGTAATCAACTTATATTCAGGGCATTATTATAACCAGGGTAATGGGCACTAATCAGGGTTTATTGCACTAGGGTGGGTTCAAGGGCCAATTATATCACAGGGTATATAATCTATATTGTTTAGTGTTATTGTAGTATTGTATTATGTATTGTTAGTTAAGCTTATTAAATCTTGTTAAGTTTGTTAAGTTTTGTTAAGTTGTATTAAGTTTTGTTAAGTTTCGGTAAGTCTGTTAAATGTAGTTAATCTTGATAGTATTAAGTCATATGTATGGGGGGTGTTTAGTGTTAAGTCATTGTTTATTGTTTATTGTTATCTGTTTAATGCTAAGTCTATATGATTTATTAATCAAAATAAGATTTATATACATAGATTTATTTTATATACATAGATTTATTTTATCAACTCATTATCATCTCTCATCATTAATCAGGGTTTATAAAATTTTCTCAGGTCTATCCCTATATTGGAAGATTGTTCTATTAACCGTTCAAACTGGAACTAACACTGTGACTCTGTAAAGTCCAGATTATATTCACATCTGTATATATGGATGTAAATTTCGTTCCGTTAATAGTACATGACACTAATGCTTGCTTTGCTACTAATTGATTTCTTCATTACAACAATCTACCTCATTGTCCCTATCCCCTTCCCTATTACCTCAACAAAACTACCTCATTATAAGTAAATTCTTGATTGCTTTTCAAGGAGCATACTACTA